GTCTTTATAGACGTACAGTCAGACTTGTTATTTAGTTGTGTTCAGATCATGCTTGGTTTACTTTCGAGTGACCAACATGATTAACATACAGCTAGATGCCATATGACGATATTTTCGGGTGAAGAAAACACCTCCCCTTTATGGGGTAAAAAATTACAATTTGTTTTGGACAGTAAAGTCCGCGAGGCCTTTGTGCCTCCAACAAACCGCTATTATAATATTGAGCATTGGTGCTCTAATCTCTTTTGATTAACACCAACGTATTACGTAGTGTGAGAATCGACGCGACACGATTCGAGATTTATGTCGCATTTATTGGCCTTTTGGCCACTTGCAGGTTCGAGCCCTGCTAGGCCAAAAGATGATGGCCAAAAAGAGTCAATTTGTATAGGACTCTGATTACTTTTTATGGAGAAGTTAGATAGAAAACTACTTTTGAAACTTACAAGATAGGAAAGTTTACGCCGACTCATGGCACTCCTTTTTGGAGAGTCGGTTTATAGTGATGTGTGAGACTAGAGAACTCAATCACTATTGTGAATATCACCTGTGTAGTATAGGAAAAGATGAAGATAGCCAGTAAGCTATTCGGACCCTACAGGAAAAGGATCAGAGTGTACAACATTGATGTTGACATTTGGTAACAGGCTTTAAATTATGTATTGCTAAGCCTATAGCGTGAATAACGTGTAGCATATTTATGACTAGTCCCTCGGGTTTACACCCCTTGGGAGCGCAGTCCTACGGGAGCGTTAATTATTTGTTTCTATGAACAATAATTGGTGCACAGGGAGCACGAAGTCAAATTCCCAACCTCATGTTGAGCGTGACAACAGCAAACACGAAGAGCGTGATGCTCGCACTGCAACTGATGTTGCAGCTACCACAGAAATTGAATATGATATTCTCGGGCAACCGAAAGAATTTTCAGATTTTGTTCGACTCTGTGATGAACTCAACGACGAATGGACAGTCGTTGAGACCAAACCCAAGCCAACGTACGTGCCACTTGAACGAAGGCTTGAAGAGAAAACCCGCTTGTTAGAAGCAGCAGCACAACCAGATCCGGAGATTAACCGGTATTTGGATAGTCTGCTCGAAGATTTCACTGATGTGAAACTTTCCAACCGAGAATTGCATGAAAAACATTCTACGGGACGGAAAAACAAGCGAGAAGAGCGCAGACGTCAGCTGCGTGCGAATCTGAAGGCTAGAAATGCCAGAAACGCAGCTCGACGAGTCAAACGGAAGGACGTTGATCCCCATGCTAGAGGAGACAACGATTATAGTGATGAAGCCCAACGTGATATGTGGAAACACTGTATTTACGAGGACGATTTACCTGTTCCTCCCCCTGACGTTGCAGTTTGGGAAGATACCGGGATCCCCGTAAGGGAAGATCCCTACCACCTAAAGAACAAGAAAGGTGAATATGTATCTTCTGTTGCAAAAACTGCACCCCTTGAGCCCGTGGTGGAAGAAGACGAAGAAAATACTCTTTCGTCCGCCACAAAGGAACGCAATGAAATGGCTCACATTGCAGCAACCGTTGATGCCTTTGACAAAAACGATTCGCAGCTCTCGTCGCTGCTATCGTCTGTCAGTGAAATCGACTCCTTTTCTGAAGGAGTTGAGCAAGGCGAACAAATCGATGAGTGGATTGGTCACCTAGAAAACTTGATTATTCTGGGTTACCAAATGGGAAAAGCAAAAACGTTCATGGACGTTTTTGTCTCCGTCGCCGCTTATGCTAAGATGTACTCAAAGCAAAAGAGTATTGTCATGGATTTGTATCGCATCATCAACGAAGTGACCACTACCTGTGCCGAGGATGAGGATGAAGTTGAACCTCACGGCTGGGAAGATTGGTCAGGACGGGACATTCTGAACAAATGGGATCTCTTTAAGACGAACACTATCTTTAAGAAGATCTCCTATTTGATTTCCGCAGCTATGTCGTTGACAGTTTGTACGACGAAAAAGATTGAATGGAGTCCTTTTGGGCTACAATTGATCTCGCTTGAAGCTGCGAAGGAACAATTGAAAGCCGTTGACGTGATTGATGCATTGGTTAAAACCTTTGTGTGGATTTGCGAAGTCGGCTGGAAATGTTTCGAGACGAAGTCTATCGCACCGATTCTTTACTCAGATGTACATGTACAAGAGTATAATGAAACGTGCGACTATGTTCTAGCAAAAGCCGATTGTGCTATTGCAGGGAACATAGATGACCTTGGTGCATACGAGAACAAGTTGAACCAGGTCTATAAAAAGACATGCGTCATGAAATCAGCAAAGAATGACGGTCCAACATCACTCTGGTTGCAGAAGCGCTATACTGAACTCGTTGCCATTCTTGAAAAATTGGCAGCGAAACGCAAAAACACTGATTTGCGCTTCTCACCGATCGGCTGGTCTCTACATGGAGGAACCGCAGTGGGTAAATCCACTCTCGGTAAACTCACCATGACCCAATCATTGGCGGCAATGGGTTTCGTCAATGAAGATGGGGAAGTAGATGACAGCCGGATTATTACGATGGACATGTTTGACAAGTATAATTCAACATGGACTTCCGATGTACTGGGAGTTTTCATGGATGATTTGAATAATACTAAGGCGGATTTTCAGAAAGATAACCCGCATACTTCCGTGATCATCAAATTCTTTAACAATGTCGCAGCTCAGGCCATCAAGGCTGAGCTAAATGCGAAAGGTGTCGTTTTTATCGACTTCAAATGCGGAGTCGTGACATCTAATGTAAAAGATCTTGGTGCCCGGCAGTATTCAAACTGTCCCGAGTCCATTCTTCGCCGTTTTTACCACGTGAGTGTAGTGGTGCGCGAAGAGTATCGTAAACCTGGGAGCCTTACCCTCAACAAGAAACATGCCGAAATCAAGAATTCAAAAAGCTTGGTTCAAGATATTTGGCAGTTGACAATTGAGGAAATTGAAACCTTCGAGCTTGGTCTGGACAAAACTGACTATAGGTTCAAGGTGATGGAAGTGTCCATGGATGACGGACGCCTCATCAAATGTAAGGATCTCCATCTGAAGGAGTACCTTCAAGTTGTAATTCAACTTTCGAAGGACCATAAGATGGAACAGGACGGACTCATTAAAAAGTCAAGGGAATCTGCGAAAGCAAAGTTCTGCAAAGATTGCTTTCAATTTCCCGAATATTGCTCTTGCGTCAAGGACGAGGTGCAGAAAGAGACTGAACCACATGCGATTGATATTATTACTGACATCGCAGTTGGTGCCGCCAAGAAAGCGGTTGATGGTTACATCAAGTCTTGGACTAAACCTGTTGACCTTGTGAATTGGGTGTGTGGATTTTCACCCATTCGCAAAATGGCTACCAATCAACTTGCTAAGGAAATACAGCAAGAGATGAACGACAAAGGTACGCCATTATTAGTAGCAATGACACCGAACTGGCTTTTTAAGACAAGGACTTTTCAACGTTCGGTGACTGCTTGGCAAAGTGCTGCAGCCTATTACGACATTCGAAGGCCACTGCGTGTGGCTGGTATCGCGGGTCTTTCCCTTTGTGGGTACGGACTCGTTAGACGTAACAAGGCTGTTGGAGCATCTGGAGTTGCATCTCTTTGGTCGACGGCGGTGTTAGGATATTTCTGGCACCAGGTTCGATTGAAGCAGATTCAGAGCGAGTACGAGAAAAAACGTGACGCTCTCCCAGATTATGCCAAGCGGGTAAGAGATGGTAAGTTTCCCAAGGGGGTGCTATTCGTAGCAACCTTGGCCTTGGGTGTAAAGCTTATTAAGATGTGGAACGACAACCGACTAACGACACAGCCTCAGAGTTTGACTCCTGAGGACGTTGACAGTCAGCCCAGTTGGTTTGGGTATATGGTAAAGCAAATCGGATGGAAATCCGAGTCTTCTGTGACGGGAGCAATTCCCGAACACGTTTTGAAGACTGGTGCTAAGAACCAAGGACGCTGTTTTTTCAAGCGTTCCGATGGTTCCGAAACCAGTTGCAATATCGTTTACCCCGAAAAGGGTTACGTGTGGTTCCCATTGCACATCTTTTACCCCCGTTCGGACATGAACGGAACTCCTGTTGATTATGTCAGAGGCGAGGTTTACCGAACCGAAGACAAAAAGACAAGTAAGTTCAAGTTCATTGCCCAACTCAATGTTAACGCTGTCTTCTTGAAAGAGATAGACATGGTTGAATGTTTTGTTGAGCGTTGTCCGGACATTTCAAATAATTTGCGAAAATTCTTGCCATTATCTGTGCCCACAGGACTTTCAGTGTGCACGATGATGATCCGTGATGAGGATGCAAAACTGACTCATGAAAAAATGTCAGTTGAGCATGGCAAGTTTGGTCACAAATATTTGGCCATGGACGGAGGAAATTACACCACTTCTCATGCAACGGCAGGAACTTGTATGTCGATGCTTATCACCGAAGGCAAAGAGCCTGTGGTGGCTGGGTTCCATATTGGAGGGAACCCAGAGAAGAAATATGGTGTCATGATGACGGTGACCCAAGGTCAAGCGGCGGAGCTGAGATCAAAGCTTTTGTCGCTTCCTGGGATCCGAGGAATAGCTGCCGCTACTGATATTCCCGACACACAGTATGGAAAACGTGTCGTGGAATCGTCGGAAGTCCATCCTAATGCGAAATTCATTAAGGAATTGGACCACGACGCCGCAATTGATGTGATTGGATCTACCAAATTGCGGTCAGAAGCGAAGAGTAAGGTTGTACCTTCTATTCTTCAGAAACACACCGAGGAACTCTTCTCCATTCAAAACTGCTGGGGTGCTCCCCGATTGAAGCCTAATTGGAAGGCTTTCAATGCCACTTTGGAGCACATCATCAACCCGTCTGAAATGTTCGTGCCTGCGTTATTGCAACGAGCACGACAAGACTGGTTGAAGCCGATCTTAGAATTTGCCAAAAAGCAAAATCTGAAAGAGGATGTCCGGCCGTTGACGATGAAGGAGATCATCATGGGGATTCCGGGAAAACGGTTCATTGATGCCATACCGATGAACACCAGCATGGGTTATCCCGTGTTTGGTCCGAAGAAGCGCAAATTCCAGTACGTAATGTTAGGTGAATTTTGCGAGGACCGTATCCCGGATGATGATATCATCGAGGAGTATGAGCGCTGTATAAAATGCTGGGAATGTGGCGAACGGGCCTACCCAGTGACCACTGCCACCCTCAAGGATGAGCCTACAAAGCAAGATTCCGAGAAGGTGAGAGTGTTTCAAGCAGTGGCGCTTGCACTCGGCATGGGTATAAGAAGGTGGTTCTTACCCATTGCCAGAATCTTGTCATTGTGCCCAGAACTTTCAGAGGCAGCCGTTGGTGTCAATGCGTTCTCCCCTCAGTGGGACGCGCTAATGGCACATGCCGAGAAGTTCGCCAAAGACGGAAGAGTTGTTGCATGGGATTATTCAAAGTATGATGTTCGAATGAATTCCCAAATGACGTACGCAGTACTACAGTCATTCATTGACATTGCGAGCGTTTGCAACTACAGTAAGTACGATCTAGATATGATGAACGCAATGATTGCGGACATCATTCATCCATTAATTGATTACAATGGAACTATGATCATGGCTTACAACATGAACACGTCGGGAAACAACATCACTGTCAATATTAACAGTGTTGCTAATTCTCTTTACGTGCGAATGGGCTTTTTCAATGCCTGCCCTGAAGTGGAGGATTTCAGGTCGGCAATGGCAGCAATGACGTACGGCGATGACTTCAAGGGAAGTGTCGCCGACGAATACAGGTCTCGATTTAATTTTCGTGTTTTTAAAGAATTTCTTGCGGAACATGGGATGAAAATTACAGACCCGAACAAGACGGATGAGGTTAAGGACGACATGGACGTGAAAGACGCTGATTTTTTGAAGCGTCAATCTCAGTTCATACCGGAGATTGGGACTCGAATTGGAAAACTTGCTAAGTCTTCCATGCTGAAACCCCTGTTGGTAAACCTCAAATCGTCTACCGAAACTCCTCAAATGGTGGCAATTTCGTGTGTGGAAACATTCATGCACGAGTTATTTGCACATGGGCGCGAGGAGTATGAACATGATGCGCCCCTTATTAAGGAACTGTGTGTACGGGCACTGGACTTTGTCCCGCCCGCAGTCAATTTCACATTCGACGAGCGTGTCGAAATGTGGAAGGAAAAGTACTTGAACCCTCAGCCAGTTGTAGAGACTGAGTAAGTTCCATGTAAATAAATTGGATACCATAAATTGTACATTAACGGCTTTATATTTACATTTTTCTACATACGCGTTAGCACGCTTGCATAGTTGTACATTTGCATAATAGTTGTATATTTTCCTACATATAATAATTTTGATAGGTGCCAGTGTCCGAAGCTGGCTTATCCAGGAAGTGCCTGGACAACAATGGGTGGCAAAGTAAGGCCCCAAGCGCTGGATAGCGCGGAGCAAGAACATTCCCTTTCCCTGTGGGGTATGTTCGCATCGATTACGGTTTATGTCTGTTACGCAATTTTGAAAGATTTGTCGTTAGACTGGCCAACAATCGAGGAAGCTCGTGAGAGGAGACGTGTCAACAAAGACGATGTCGATCCCCACTCAGAGGAGCTGAATGTCTCCACTCCGAGCACGGAGTTGACGACCCAAAATGTGAAGTTTGTTGATACACATCCCGGGTTTATGCAGGAGACTACAGGTGATTTCGATCACATACGAGACGCCGCTCTCACGAGCGATGCGTCGTTGGACGAGTTTTTCAGTCGTCCGTTGAGGATTCAGTCCTATGACTGGGCAGTCGATGGTACATTGTACCAAAGATTTAACCCATGGCAGGACTATTTTGAGAATCCCCGTGTGATCAATCGTATTTCCAATTACAAACTGATGAGAGCAAAACTCCATGTGAAATTCACAATAAATGGAAACGCTTTTCATTATGGTCGAGCAATCTGTTCGTACAATCCGCTTCCAGCGGACGATACGATAACGATTGATAGGGCTTTTCTGGATGCAGACATTGTTTCTGCTAGCCAAAGACCACATGTTTATTTGGACCCCACAAACTCTCAAGGTGGAGAGTTGAAACTGCCGTTTTTCACGTACCATAATGTTTGGGACGTGACTAACATGGATTGGCGGAATATGGGAGAGATGGTTATCCACAGCATGCAGAAGTTGAAGCATGCCAATGGAGCCACTGATACGGTCACCGTAAACGTATTCGCTTGGGCGGAGGATGTGAAGTTTGCCATCCCCACCAATTTCGAACCTGGTGCTATTACGCCCCAAGCAGACGAATACGCAGCCAAGCCGGTTTCACGAATTGCCGGCGCTGTGGCTAATGCCGCAGCATATATGACAGAAGTCCCCTGGATCGGACCATTTGCACGCGCTACGGAGATAGGTGCGGGTGCTATTGGTGCAATTGCCACTCTTTTTGGCTACAGTTCTCCATTGATGTTGGAGTCGAGTCAGTACCGTCCTATAACGGTATCTAACTTGGCTGTGACTAATTTGCCGAATGAAAGTACTAAACTCGCTGTAGATTGTAAGCAGGAGTTAACACTCGATTCGAGAACAGTCGGCCTAGATGGCGAAGATGAATTGACGATCAAGCATATTGCTTCACGGGAGAGCTGGCTTGCCAGCTTTCCTTGGCGTCTGGGGACCAAGCAAGAGGTGTTACTGTGGAACCACGTTGTGGATCCGTGTCTTCACTACAAGCAAGGGAAAGAAATTCACATGCCTGCAGTTTGTTTTGCGGCAGTGCCTTTCAAGTACTGGAGGGGAACTTTGAAATATCGATTTCAGTTTGTATGTTCCAAGTACCATAAAGGTCGAATCAAGATTGTATATGATCCGACCGGTACACCTCCCGATGGTACAGCAGAGTACAACACTGCTTACACCACCATTGTAGACATCAGTGACAACAGCGATTTCGAAATCGCAGTCGGGTGGGGCCAACGAGATCCTTACCGGGAGCATTTTGCTCCTGGAACGGTTCTCCTGCCAACACAGATGTACAACATCAACCCACTCACACTAACCACTCCTACATCCAACATCGGCAATGGAACTTTATCCATGTACGTCGTAAACGAACTCACCGTGCCTAACAGCACCATCGACAATGACATTGAGGTCAACGTCTTTGTAAGTGCTGGTGATGATTTTGAAGTAGCTGTCCCTGATGCTAGCATCATGGAGAAACTTCGATTGAGAACGGCAGAGGCGACTATTGCGCCGCAATCCTTAGAGTTCGAGGTGGAAAAGGAGAACAGACCTCCCATCGAAGAGGTTGAACCCCACGCAGGAGAGTCGGAAGAGACAACCGAGGATTCGCGGCCTGCCAACGTTTCGACGTTGAATCAGGCTGCGGCATCTGTCTCACGGAAGGATGAAACCAATCTGGTATATTTTGGTGAATCCATCCATTCATTCCGACAACTATTGAAGCGGTACTGCAGACATTCCATCATTTCTGGTAGTCCTTTAACACCAGGAAATTTGGTTAGAGTCGCAGCTAGTCGATGCGCCTTCCCTTTTCAGGTTGGCTATACCGAACCCGCTTCAATACCCGGCGCCGGTGTCGTCTACTCCGTCAACGGCGGTCAAGACCGTTACGTTTATGGACAAACGACACTTTTGAATTATCTCACTCCAGCATTTGGTGGCTGGAGAGGTTCAATTCGATGGATGGTCGACATGACAAGATTTAACAATTACAGCGGCGAGCTCTCGAGCATCACGGTAACACGTGAGAATGACGGAGCCGCCAATGCTGATGATTGGACCCAACTCGCGGACGAGTCAAATACGACCGCGGGTCAAGCAGCCTTGGTGAACGACCGAGACCAGTTCAGCAGGACCTTTGATGGTCAGCTGTACCAGAGCTCGGCAGTAAACCCGACGGTGATGTTCGAGGTTCCGTACTATAAGAACCAACGTTTCACACCAGCCAAGCGTCTCGACTTTCCTGCCAATAGTGATATTAGGCAGAACGGTTGGGTGCTTGAGGCAATCATGTCATCCAGTGCACGAGCAGGTGTAGAATACGCACCTTGCTTCGTAGCAGCAGGAGAAGACTTCAACGTTTTCTTCTTCCTAGGAGCTCCCATTATGTATTACGAAAGCTCCGCTCCCTCAGCGTAGGGAGTTTAGGATTCGGGGACCGACCCCCGATTCAGAAAAGGTTGGTTAGAATTTACCAAGTCTCATCGTTAGCAAAAACATCACCGAAACTCGCACAGGAATGGCCCCTGTGACGGCAACGACGGTTTAATCGTTGTCGGTGACGGCAGCATGAAGTATAATGTGGTACAACGTTTTACTCCCGGCGTCGTCGGGAGGTTTTAGTTGGCCATAACTTCATAACTGCTGATCAGGAAGAATGTACTATTCGTTTACTGTAGAAGGGGAGAAAATCCGTTGCACTACATAAACGTCT